TTTATCACCCGAATGAACTCTATGAAATGCACCATCCGGAATCAAAACAGTATCACCTGCCTTAACAGATTGTCTTTCATAACCAACTTCCATTTCACCATCACCTTGTATAAAGATATACACTTCCTCTTGACCTTCGTGTTTATGACCACTTGTACTTTTATTAGGGTGTAATAAGGTAGAACTTACAATAAGTCTGTTTAATAATACATTGTCAGAAACAACATACCTATCATCTTGTTTTACAATACCACCACCGATATTCCAATTTTCATATTTTCTCATTTATAAAACCTCAATTCATAATATTTACTATCTAACCAAAATGTCATCACACTATGACTGTATACTTGAATTCTTTTCTTTTCAACTTTACATACTTTTTTCTTTACACCGTGTATAGGGTCAGTATTTGCACCAGCTATCGCACCAAATAAAGCACCACCTGCAGTTGCAGTATCATCACCATCAGAAATAATATTACCAATGATACCACCAATAAGAGCCCCCTTAAGAGCATTCTCAGCATTTGATTGATTTTCTTCATATATTATTCTACACTTTTCTACTGAATGTCTATCAGATGTATATCGCCATTCATATACATCTTCAACTTGTACATTATATGGTTTAGGTTCTGTCCAATGTTTTGCGTGTCCAGGTACTATAAGTAATAACCATAAGATAACTCCTATTAGGTATACCTTAACAACCCAGTATACCAGATATAAAAATCTATCCATTATTAGCATTTATCCTCCTTATCGTAATAAAATCCAGTTATAATATACTTCTCTTCAAAAATCTTTTCTGCCTTATGTGTCCATACCCAACCGGTTGGCATAATTAATATTCTTCCAGCCTTTGGCATGATTTCAACATCTGGAAAATATTTAAATTTAAGTTCGCCTTCATCCATATCATTGAGATATAATATAAAAACAATTTTTCTTTTCCAAGCTTCTTCATTTTTTCCACCTAAATCATTGTGCCAATCAATATATCCACCTACAGGCGTATAGTGTATTTTCCAATTATTAGTTATAATATCATAATTTGAATCAATTGTAAACTCTTTTTGATAATTTTTATACGTTTTTTCTAAAATATTTTCAATTAATTCTCTTTGTTCCTTTGTATACAAACCATCAACTAATCTATAAAAATCTCTATCATAACCAGAATGTTTTATTCCGACAATACTCCACTCATCATTTACATGGGACATTAAATCTTTAGTTGTATCAATAAATGATTGACATTGTTCCTTTGATAAAACATCGTCATAATAACGAATAAAATCAGACATTAATTGTATTGCCTCTACCTGATTTCTTTTTCATGGTTTTAAGTAAATCTTGCCATTCACTACCTGCTCGTGTTAAATTACTTTTGGTTGTACCAACCATGGCAGGCATTTTAAATACTTGTTCAATATTTTTCTTTTTTAATTCAAACTGTAAATCCTGATAGGAACATGTAATGTCCCATTCCTTACCAGTTTTGGTATTTTTTAATGTGTAAACGGGCATTATGGTAACAGGTTAGGGAAAGCTTCTTGTACTACAGCTTTCGTAACTCCCTTTGGTGGTGTTTTGTTAATCATGTTTACTACATGTTTTGCATCTTGCGGATGTATGGATTCCAATAAACCTATAAAGATTGCTTCCCTTTTAAAGGCTGGCATTTTATCACCAATACCACCTTTTACAAAATATTTTAATTGCATATTTTGTCTTAACCAATTTGATGGTGCATTATGTCCATCAGCGGCATTAAATGGTGGTTCGCCTTCTGGTAAATTCCATGCAATCTTCTCATCAATTGAGCCTCTTAAAATATCCTTAAGAGCAAAGGATTCATTATCCCTTAATATTTTAACCTTTTGTTGTTTTGTTTTTGCCTTACGAGCTTCTTCCAAAACTTCATAAACTAATTTAGCCATTATATAAACTCCTGTACACTTTCTATTAATTGAGTGCAATTTTTTGCTATTAAATAAGGAAACACTTTACCTTTATTTTGCTCTGTTTCCTGTTGAGTAAAGTTATTTATAATTTCAGTTTTTATGTCCTCTGGCGTTTCTGCAAGGTCAATCATTTTTCTATTACGACAATAATTACGATACCATGACGCTGCATATAGTAATTCACCATCTGATATATCCTTTATTATTGTGTCCATTTTTTTCTTTGATAAAGGTGTTTGCCTTTTGTCTTCATTTACAAATACATCGTCATCTGATAAAACATTTGGTACACCGTCACCTGCATCACCTTTTAAAATGTGTTCCATCAGATATAGTTTAGGATTTTTTTCAATTACAAAATTCTTTTTTAATGGGGAGAATTGTTTTACGTTATCGAATTTTTGTAATTGTACGAAGTCTTTATCTGATGATACAATTAATACATTTTCATAGTTGCCAAATTCATGTGTATTTTCAACTAGTGTACCAATTATATCATCTGCCTCGCAACCTTCTATATGTACAACCTTATAAGGAAAGTTTTCTTTTATTTCTTCTCTTATCATGGTAATAATACGAAAGGCCTCAGTCCAATCCATATCTGATTTCTCACGGTTTATTTTTCTGTTTGCTTTATATTCTGGGTAATAATCCTTACGCCAACTTCTTGAATCTGTTGCAAGGACAATTTCACCATATTCCTTTTTAAATTTAGTTCGGTACATACGAATAGAATTAAGTATCATATGACGAATTAGATTTTCATCCATGGACACTTTCTGCACAATAATACTGGCCAGTGATATGGCATTAAAATCTAATATAATCATTATCCTCTCCTCATTCTTGCAATCTCTTTTGCATTGTTGCTGTCCTTACGGATAGGTACCATATTTGATTTATGTAGAGTACCAATACCCATAATTTCATCGCCTGTATATTTGTTTTCGTATTTTTTAAAACCATTACCTACTGAGTTTGATGAGTTATAGGAAGGTGTTGAATAGTCAGGCATTGGTGCCCTCCATGTTGAACCTTTCCTATAACCCAACTTCTTGAGGAGTTTGGCTGTTTTTTCTTTTTCTGCCTCGATACCTTTCGAGGTTTTTGTTTTGGTATTAAACTTTGTTGTAGTAAAATACACTGGTAATAGATGCATTGTCATAGTATGTATTATATCCTAATTAGTTCCAAATGTAAACAATTTATTTAAATTTTTTGTGTACAAAATATTAGGTCTGCATCTTCCTCCTCTGCTTGAGCAGTTAGATGAGTTTCAACTGAATCATTTTGTGGTAATTCAATTAAAATGGTTTCTTCTGTAATTGGATCAAAATATTCTGTTTTTATACGAGGTACTGCATATCCGTAAACTTCAATACGAGTACCTTCCTCATAATTCTCTTGCATAGTGGAAATTATTTTTCTATTTGTTAAATCTTTTTTTGGATTTTCTCTATAACTTCTTATACGATTATACCAACCAAGACTTGAGCCGGCCTTACCAATTTTTGTCAATTTATTATCGACATACATTCCATATACAATATCACCCATTGCTAAGTAATCTCTTCTTTTCATACCTTCGGCATTAGTAAATATTAAAGCAGTATATGTACAACTAGGTTTATTATTATCAAGATTTGTAGTATATTCTTGGACTGTAAAATAACCAAGATATGTACCAATTTTTTTTATTTTATTTGCAACTGTCATAATATAATCTCCTCATTAATTATTATATTATCATACTATCATATTATTATCTGTTTGTAAACAAAAAAGTGTAGTTTTTGCGATAATAAATCCTTTTTAGCTCAATAACTTATGGACTTATTAACAATTTTTTTAATCCCAATCAGTATCCATTTTCATAGTAGCATTATATAAATGCCCATAGTATCTTTTCGCATAATCTTCACTATCAGTATAATGATTGATATTATGTGTATCAACTGATTGCAATTCCTTTTTTACTTTATTATATTTCTTTGCAACCTTACGAATTAAATTCATTCTTTGTTTTTGTGTTTGTTTCATGCTATTTCATTTCCCTTTTCTAAAGATTCTTGCATTTTTTCTTGTTGGTTTATGTGTAGTGCAATTAAACCATAATGAATCACTTTCATTAGGTCGTCTGCATTTTTACCATTTTTCTTACCATATCGTTGTGCATATTTCATTATGTTACCGATACAGAAACCCATACCATGACCAGAGTCTATGATAAATTCAGTTGCCTGAAATTTGTTTTTTGAATAGTGTGAATTGTAAGTATTATCAATATACACTTTCATAAAACTAAGGTTGTAATCTTCATTAAATTTATAATCTATATCCATTATAGTTCCTCTAAAATTCCTAATACTTCAGCAGATATTAATAATAAACCTGCATACATTAAATAATCAACACCATATAATAATGTTGCACCTGCGAATATTCTTAAAACACTTTTTACCAAACTGATATAGAAGTGTCGTTTTCTTGAGTCTTGATCTTGCATTATGCTGCCTCCCTGATATGTTTACCAATATCAGCATCTTGATAGTCGCCTTTTGCGAACCATTTTCTAGCAGCTGAACATTCTGTGAAATCTTTTTCACATTTTGACATTAAAGGGCAAATATCGCAAGGACATTCCCTTTTGTTTGTAATATAATTTTCAAAATTTTCCATAATATAATCTCCTCATTAATTATTATATGTACATACTACCATATTTTTTAATCGCTGTAAACAAAAAAATGCGTTTTTGACGAAAAAAGTTTCCTTTAAAATCAATCACTTATGCACTTGTTAACAATTTTTTTAATATTTCGTATGTATCCTTCCAGGAATCCACTTGATAAACTGTATCATTTTCTGGGTCAAGTACATTAGCAAGTGGGTAATCATTACCACCTTCCTCTGTTTTATCACCAAAAAATATGATTGGTTCATTACCATCTACCCATTGTTTAATCTGAGGTAATACTTGACTTTTATCCTTACCTTTAGGGTGAATATCAATACCAATTTCACCAGCAACATTAGCAGTTAATTCAGGCATATATTCCTCAATTATTTTAGCAAATTCCACTCTTTCATTTTTATCTTTATCCCAAAGTGTATAAACATATCTCTCATCTGGTGTGGCATTTCTACCAATGATTGAAAAGTTAACCATACTTTTTCTTATTTCAATATGATTACCAGTTCTCATAGTTGTAGGAAATTTACTATCATTTAAAAGATTCATTAACATATTTCGTAACTCTACAGGACAATCCCAATGACTATCATAATTACTTTCTCTACCTATAAGCCCTTCGTAATTACCATCACTAAAATAAACATCTGAACCAGATTCACAAAAGATTTCTCTACATCTTGTTAGAATATCCATAGGAACTTGTTCCATAGTTTTTTCTATATTAGAACCTGTAACAAGATATACTGTATTATCTTTCATCAATTCAAGTAATAATTTCTTCATATTGTTAGTCATCTTTTGACGACTAGGTGTTAGTGTTCCATCAATATCAAATACATAATTTGTCATATTTTACTCCTCAATTTTTCTCTCGTTTCAATTCTATATGCTCGTACAGCACCTTTTACTATACTAGGATATTCACCTAGGTATGAACCAGCCTTTAAATCTTCTTTTGTTAATAAATGTTTATGTCTGTGTTCAATTGTATCATAATTTTCTAATATATGTTTTGCCAAATCATCAAACTCATGGTCTGGTACAAGTGGTCTATCCTCAACATAATAGGCATAAGCACACATTAGATATTTTGCAATAGGATTTTTCATTGATTTGCACTAGTCCTATAGATTATATGCCAAATTTGTTCCAATGTTTCATTATGGCCAACCTGCCATTCCAAATCATTTAGTAAATTAACTAGTTGTGAAAAATCTTTTTTGTTCATAATATAATCTCCTCATTAATTATTATATGTACATACTATCATATTATTATGCATTTGTAAACAAAAAAATGCATTTTTCTTAAAAAAAGATTTGTTTAAAAACAATAACTTATGTGATTATTAACAGAAAAATTAATCAAAGTGTACTTTTTGTTCTCTTTCCCTTGCGTCTAGCTTGTATTTTTTTCTGTAATTATTATTTACAGCAATTACTTCATTTAATACAGTGAATTTATCTTCTGCATA